GTATACATGCGCTCGCCGCTGTTTTGCCCCCCCCTCCCCCCCTCGCGTGCGTGCGTGCGCGGGCGCGTGAGGGCACGTGTGATTGGATGGGTGCCGGCGAGCGGCCAGCACGCGGGCTCTGAGGCGCTCTGGTGGCATCGTCGGGAGAGGTTGGCGCGGGCCGGCGCACCATCACGGCGCATCGGCCCTCGGTTTCCCATGAGCGCGATTCATGTTGTACGGTGTCGGCATGGCTGGGAAGTACATCTGCTCACGCCCAGGGTGCGGCCGCGGTGCGGTGCCCGGCCGCCTCTGGTGTGAGGAGCACACCCGCGAGGCCCCGAAGCGCAAGGCCAAGGGCGGCGGCAAGTGGCACCACCTGTACAACAACAGGCGATGGCGGGCCGCGAGCCGCTCCTTCCTCGGGGATAATCCGGTGTGTGCGTGGGAGGGTTGCGAGAGGCCGGCAGAGGTCACTGACCACATCACCCCTCACGCGGGCGATCAGGAGCTATTCTGGGATTACGATAACTGGCAGGGGTTGTGTAAGAGCCACCACGGGCTCAAGACGCGGATCGAATCTGGGCGATAGCCTCACGTGCGATAAAGGCCGCATACGCGGGCGGCACGGCCTCCGCGATCTCCCGTCTTGTCATAACGGGAGGCAGGCCCATTGCCTCACACCAGCCTTGCTTGTTGTTGCGCTCTCGCCACCGGGCTCTCAGATCGGCCGGCAGATCACGGAAGCGCGTATTGCCCACACCGCGCGGTGTGCCATGACCTGCCACCATCGCCAGATCGCCATTGCTCACTGTCTTGCTTTCCGAGGGCGCGAGGGCATAGGGCGGCGGGAATGACAGTTCGAATATCCGCGTCCTCACCACAGCGAGCCCAAACATGGCCCCCTGTAGCTTCACATCTGCCCGGATAGCAGCATTCGGTACGTTCTCGATGCACGTGTACGGATGGCCGGCGAGGAGCTCCCGCGTGGGCTCGATGAGGTCTACATGGTTGCCCGCCGTCCCGCGCATGAGTGCACCCACCGAGGCGTGTTGACATGGCGGGCTCGCCCACACGAAATCGTACTCGGAGCAATCCAGTCCACCAAGGGCGAGGGCATCGCCCTTGATAAACTCACCCGGATAGGCCTTAGAGTGATCCACGATATCGATCCCCACCACCTCATCAAAGCCGGCCTCCAAAATGCCCCTAGCAGCTCCTCCACCACCGCAAAACAGATCGAGGGCGATCACTTCACCACCGAGAGCTTGGGCCGCATGGGCCGATGCCCCTCACACGTGGTGCCGCATTCTACCACCGGCTCGACACAGTATGGGTGAGAGCACGATGCGGGCTCGGTCTCCACCAAGCGCATCGAATCCTCGTACACCCACTGCACGTTATCCAGGGCTCGGAGGAAGCTATTTTTGCTGGTGAGCGGCTCGGCCCCATAGCGCTCCCGGCGCTTGGCTTGGGCGAGGAGCTGCTCGCAAGCCTCCACGAGATCACCCCTCATCGAGGATAGCCAGGCCACGGCAGTAGAGCGCCCACTCGTTGAAGCGCTTGCGATATTGGTTCGAGGTGCAGTACACGCGGGGCCTATTATTGAGGCCCTCAAACGAGATACACGTATGGGCCTTGAATATCGGCTCCCACTCGGCGCACTGGCGGCAGATCATGGTGCCGCACTGAATACACTTGATCCGCCTGCCCACCTGCTCGGCACACCGTTCGCACTGATTCATGCCAGCCTCAAGGCCTCCCGCCTGACGCGCTCCACCTTGCGCCAATCGGGCGCGCCCCATCCATTGGCCACGGGAGCCGCCGCTGCCTTTTGGGCTTGCTTGCGCTTGCCGTACCGCTCGCGCCGGTAGTGCTTGTTGCACATCCCTCGCGCCTTGATCTCACCATCGCACCCATCAACCATACAGGTGCCCTCTCGGCTCTCGTACGGGCGGATCGGCTCCTCTGCCCGCACGTCGCCATGCTTCTGCCGTCGCCATAGGTGGCTCTGGCAGAGGCCCCCCGCATAGTGCAGGCGGCCGCACCCCTCAATCGAGCACCTGGGCGCGTCGATAAACTCGGGCGTGGGTTGAGTGCGCGGCCGGTCTGGGTTGCTGCTCATAGCTCCCCCTGCCAATGAAGCATGGCTTTCACCCGCTCATCGAGCGTTAGAGACTGCTGGGCCACCATCACCACCGGCTGGGGATCGTGGAAACCCCATTGCGAGATGTAGAGCACCGTGAGGCCCAGATCGGCCTTGTAGGGCGTCATGGCGGCGATGGTGCTCACGTACTCAAGCGTGGCCGGGTGCTCGTTGCCCACATCCGCGAAAACGGCCCGAAACGGCACCTCGTACTCCAGGGCGTGGAGATACATGGCCGTCGAATCCTTACCGCCTGAATAGCTCAGGATTGACTGGTAATCACTCATTTGCCGCTCCCATCGTCGTCGAGGGCATCCGCCACCTCCTGGCGTCGCCCTTCTCCGATCAGCACGGCGGCCTTAGCCGCGCCGCCATAGTACATGGCCGCGAGCAACGCTAAGAGGGCTTCAAGCTCCTTCCGATTGACCTTATCCACCGGGACATTGGCCGCATCAACCAACTCCCTTAATCCCTCGTGCAGTCCGTTCATTTCACCTCCGTTGATTGTCATACCTGCCCAGTGTGGGCAGGTGCACCTGCCCAGTGTGGGCAGGTCAACCTGCCCAGTGTGGGCAGGTCCCTCTCTATTAAAGACCTATAGATAGACCTGATATAAAAACCGTACGCGCGAGGCGCGCACTTTGGTTTGTCCAAAACGCCGGAAATCACGTGATAGTGCCGCGCCGGCGGAGCACGTAGACCTTGGCCGGCGGCGGGAGGCTTTCCAGCACCGCCTGGAACTGCTCGGGCGTTGCATCCAGGTCCACACCGTAATCGATGGATGTCTCCACCATGAGCACCACCAGGCCGCCTCCCACAGCCTCCAGATGGCCACGCTCCACCAGCTCGCGCTTTGCCCGGTATCCCGTGCGCTCGCCGAGCCCGAGCTCGTAGGCGAGGCCTGAGAAGCTCCCGCGCCACACCTGGCCGGGCTGGTAGCGCCAGAGGAGATGGTTGGCCCATCGTCGGGAGGAGTGGCGGAGCTCCTGATCATCGCCGATAGCGAGCATTGCCATCATGCGGAGGGCGAGCTCCTTGCCTCCCTTCTGGGCGAGCTTCTGGCGCTCCAGGGCACCTCTCACGCGGGGATCGTCAGGATGCCGGCTCATCACCGTGGCCTGTTTGTTGAGATCGCGTGATAGGGCCGTCATGCGCTGCCCGGCCTTGGTCATGGCCGCGTAATCGCCTGCCGCAAGCGCCTCCGTGTATGCCTGCTCCAGCTCCTTGAGCTGGAGCTCCGCTTGGGCGCTCAACCGCCTGCTATCGCGCTGGTGCGGTCATTGGCCAGCCATGCCTGGCTAATCCCGCCCTTCGCCCCGAAGCGGGAAGGCGGAGGAGGCGGCGCTCGGCCGGAATCAACGGGCGGCGGCATTGCACGCCTGCCCGCCTCCTGCACGGAGGGCGTAAAGCCGTCGAGGTGCTCGGCGAGCCACTCCTCGGCCTCCTGGGGCGTCTGGCATTGGTGCTCCACCGATCTGGCGATGAGCTCGGCCATCTTATCGCCGCCGGCTTTCACCGCCGCCCGGCACACCACCGAATTCACTACCTGGCACCCGTACCGGCCACACACCACCCGGTAAGGCCCAGCTTTGAGTATCGTGTGCATCATCACTCTCCTTTGAGGCCTCGGGTGCGTACCACGGCCACCGTAGCGATCACCGAGTGCTTGATGTCTTCGAGGAGCGCGGTAGCGCCGTTCACAAGCGCCCGCGTCTCGGGATCGAGCTTCCGGTCGGCGGCGAGCGCGAGGAGCCGGAGCCCATCCGTGGTCGCGATCCGCGCCGCATCGAGCTCGGCGAGGGGATCGAACTTCTTACGCTCCTCCACCACCTTGGGCTTGGGCTTGGCCTTCTGGAGGTACACGTGCCGCGTCCCGTGGCACACCTCGCACACCTCGAAATCCGTCACTAGCGGGCCGGTTGGCACCATCCCCTCGCCAGCGCAGTGGGAGCATTCAGTCTTGCCGCTCATCAATTGAGCACCGGGGCGAGGGGCGCGGAGGCCGGATATACCTGCACCCGCTGGATTGTGCCGTTTGCGTCGAAGTCGGCCTGAGATGTGCCAATGAAGCACCCGCGAGCATCGTAGGCTCGGAGGCCGATGCAAGCGTATTTGAGCTCCACGGCATTGATGATCATGGAAGCCTCCCGCACGCTCACCGCGAGATCGCGGGTCATTTGGGAGATGAGGTCATGCTCTGATCTTGTCACGTGGCTGATCCTTGCGAGGTTGGCGACTCACAAGTTAGACAAAACCGAGGGCCAAGTAAAGCGTGGAGCCGGTCTCTCCCGGCTGTCACCCCTCGGAGGCGGCCTTGCCAGTAGCCGCCTGGCGCTGAGGTTGCGCCCTCGCTTATACGAGCCCGCCCGGCCCCGGGGCTTGACCTTTCGCTCCCGTTTCCCCCAGGTCTACGGGTCGGTAATCCTGCCGTTTGGTGTGGCGGGCTCTGTCGGAATTACGTGGCGAGCAGCACCTTGTGGATCAGTGAGAGCCCCACCCAATTGGTGATGCCCACAAGCGCGATCCGCTTGATCAGGGCCTCCCACACGTAGGTACGCATCAAGTGGGCATCCGTGGCCGTGGCCGCCCGAATCGCCTGATATTCGGGGGCCTTCGGTGCCATCTTGGCGAGGATGGCCTTCTGCTCCTTCGGTGCCATCGCCGCTACCTCCTCAAGCGTGGGCGGAGGCGGAGGAGGTGTGCCCCGTACGGGAGCCTTGCCGGGGATCGGCGGCGGCCCATCCTTGCCCTGGTACTTCACGCGGGCATCGATAGCCTGCCTCTCATCCCAATGGTTATCAAACCACCCCACGATTCCGGGCATGTAGCTGAGCGCCCAGGAGCCGAGGGTGATGGTGAGCGCCGTGGCCGCATAGATCAGGTACTCCGCCCACACCGCCAGGAATTCGCCGAGCGTGTTTGCCTCGCTGTACCGCCCGGCCGCCTCGGCAGGCTTCGCCAGCACCAGGAGTAGGATGGCAAGGCAGATGGCCGTCCCGCCCACAAATAGGGCTTTTTCCTTACTGTTCATTTCGTCTCCAACAGTCAGATTGAGAGTAGCGCAAACGCCACGAGGAGCGAGGCCACCCAGAGCGAGCTCACAAAGAGGAAATCCCGGAGCAGTTTTCGGGCAGTTGGGAAGGCCTTACTCTGTGCAGATTGCATGAGCTTCCTCCACCGCTCGCGCCCATCGGGCACACTCTCCCCACTCGTAGCGAGCGTTGCGCCTATCCGCCTCCGCCTCGCCGGCCGTGTCCGGGATCGCCGCCTCGGGATGCGAGGGCGGCAGGCCATAGGCTGGATCGGGCGAGAGGCACGTGTGCGGCGGGAGCCGCTTGGGGCATGGCTCATCGATCACCACCGGATCGCGTGAGGCACACGCGGAGAGAGTCACGAGCGTAAGCATGGCCGCCGCCACCGCCGCCCTCATCGTGGGGGCCACTTCGCGCCGGCGGCGCAATACTCATCGAGCGGCTCGGCCTCGGCGGCGAGCATCTGGGCTTCGATCACCGCGTGTAGCTCGGCGGCCGCCTCTTGCGGGGATCGCGTGGTGGCCGTGTAGACATCCTCCACCCGCCCATCGATCACGGCTCGGTACTGGTAGGCCTCCTGCACATCGCCGCCACTGTCGCGGCCGCCGAGGATGGTTGCACCGGCACACGACATAACGCCGGTGAGCACGGCCGCGCCGATGAGTAGGGGCTTGATAAATAGCCCTCCTCCGCCGATGCCGGCGACCTTGAGAGCCAGTCCGATCAAAAACGGGGGCATCACTTCTCCTTATCGTGGAAGCCTTCGAGGCGAGCGATCCGCTCGCCGTGAGTCTTGAGCGTCTCGTGGATTTCCTTCCTCGATCTGGCCGCATTGATTTCGGCCGTCTCGATGCTCTCCAAGCGGCTATCTATCGAGGCAAATTGATTTTTAACCGTGGAGCGGATCGAGGCCAGTATCCACGTGGTGATTACACCGCCAATGAATATCAGCACCACGACGGCGGCGCTTGGGGAGAGGTTCAATGCTGCGAGGAGAGATTCCACGCCTGAGGATTATGCACCCCCCGTCGGCATAGTGTCTATGTATCCAGTCCCAGGATGGAATGCCAAAGAGCGAGCGAGAAAAAGCGGGGGCAGTGCCCCCGCTTTTTCGAGCGGTATCAGCCGTAGCCGTAGCCGTAGCCGTCGCCCTCGCCGTCGCCCCAGCCGTAGCCGGAGCCGTCGCCGTAGCCGTAGCCGGAGCCGTCGCCGTAGCCGTAGCCGTAGCCCCAGCCGTAGCCGGAGCCGTCGCCGTCGCCGTAGCCGGAGCCGTCGCCGTAGCCGTAGCCGTAGCCGGAGCCGTCGCCGTCGCCGGAGCCGTCGCCGAGGCGATTACTCACCGTGGCTCCAATGCTCACGGATGCTTACCTCCGCCTCTTGCGTGCACCGGATGATCTCGCAATTCTCGGTGAGCGCGGTGTCCACCGGCGCACCGATCTTTGAGGCCTCGTGGAGCCCGTGAGTAGCCACACCGCTCAGGAAAGCGCCCTTTTTGCACTTCCAATACCAGAGCCGTCTGGATTCCGTGAGCTCACACGCCCGGCCATCTCGTGACTGGAGTACACCAGCGTGCACGCCAGCATCCCGGCACCGCACGATCACATAGGCCCCAATGGGGATCAGGTCTTCTGACATAGTTATCTCCTTGTCAGTGAATGGCCGCCGCATGGGCGCGGCGGGTTGGGAAATCGTCTATTCATCGAGCGAGGCGGGCCTCCCCCAAATCATCACGCGGCAGTGCTCCACGGGATCAACGCGGTATCGGTGCACCACCAGGTGATCGATGTAGCGATCATCGGGCACCGTGCCCTTAGCCTGGAGGATGTCGAGGATCGGCTTGGCTACGTTGTCGATGTCACGCTGCCGGTTGATGTCCACCACGATCCGCACCGCGAGCACCGTCTTGGGCGCGATGGGCTCGACGCCGGCGCGGGAGATCGCGGCCCCGGCGATAAGCTGCCACCGCTTGTACTCCGTGGTCTTGAAGCGCCCGGCCTTGCCCTTGTGCCCCCGGCCCGTGCGGTAGAGGTTGTTGGTGCTCGGAGGCGGCGGCATGGTGACTTGCTGCCGGATCGAGCCGGAGGCGATGGAGAAGTCCAGTACCTCCGGCATCTGGAGCGGTTGCCCCCGGTAGATGTCCGTGGGCCTCCACTGCTCAAGCTCGCCCTTCATCGATCTCTCCTGAATTTCACGGCCCGCTCCCCGTGCTTCAAGCACTCATCCGGGAGGGGTTTGATGTCCGTAACCTCGCATATCGGCCCCACGGCCCGCACCGCGAGCCCCGGCCTGCCCTCGATCACCCGGTACTGCTCGGCCTCCACCATCTCCGAGGTGATCACGGTGCACTCCACCGGCTGAGTGTGGTACATCTTCCCCTCCGAGATGATCACGAGGCTATGATCGGAGCGGATGTGCCGCTCGATGAGAGTGGCCAGGAGCTTCCTGAATATGAGCATCCTATCCTCCTTGTGTTGCTATCAATTCGCCGTAAATCGGCTTGTTTGGTGATACATATGTACCACATGGGATTTCCTCGAAGCCCTCGGCCATCCCATCGCATAGGGTAAACGGGCTAACTCCCGTGCTCGCGCTGCATGGCGGCGTGGCGTCTGAGCTCGTCTGCCTCGATCTGTTTGTACTCCGCGTGATGCTCGGCGATCTCCTTGAGGAGCTGTTCCACCACCTCGGGCCACTGGTACAAACTGCGTGATTCGATCTTGGCTCCAGTGGTCAAATCGTGTGGTCTCGTTGTCACCTCGCTCAGGGCCGCGAGAGCTCCACTGTAGAAGGCCGCCCTCAGGCTATCCGCGCCCATCCGGCCGTAGGCCTGGATGCCGGGGAGAGTGTGCTCGTAGCGCTTGGCTATCCTGCTCATATCAGTCTGCTCGCCGCCATCTCTCCAGCCATCTGGTTCGATTTCTCTCATGTCCGCCTCTCCGCCTGCCTCTGCCGCTTCGCCGCCTTCACCTGGGCCTTGCCCTTGAGTTTCGGCCGGAGGCGCGTGAGGGGCGTCTGCACCGTCACGCCATCATCCCGCTGCCGATACCCTCGCCGGTACACGGTGAGCCCGTGGTGATCGGTGTACAGGAGATCGCCGGCGAGCTCGGCCTTGAGCTCGGCATCGTCCGGGATTGGCATCGTGCGGAGTGGGATCGGCATCGTGGCCGGCGCTCGATGGTTGGCCCGAGCCTGTAGGTTGGGCTTGCGCTTGCTCATCGTCGCCGCCGCCCCCAGCTCTTGCCGTTCACCTGCTCGGTCTTGCCGTCGAGGCCCTCGCGCCGGCGGGCTCGTGCGTGCCAGTACGCGCCGTACAGGCCAAAGGCGATCATGGCGATGAGCTGTAATGTGATGATCCACCAGAATTCAACCGCGTACATCCGCCACCTCCAGATCGTCAGTTGCGCCCCAAGGGCTCGGCTCCTCCTCGGGGAGGGTAGGGGGCTTTGCCTCCTCTTGGATCGGATGCGGGGATTTCTGCAATGCCATCACCTCGTGGAGCGAGGGCGGGGCTTTGATCCGCTCCTCGATCTCCCGAGCCTCTCGCCGAAGCTCGTTGAGGCGCTTATCGTCGGCCGCGATCTGCTCCAGCTCCTCCAGGGTGAGAGGGTAGATGCTCTCACCATCGGCGACCCGGTAGCAGATTTCCGGGTGCACATCGCCGGGCTCCACCTGCACGATCTTCCCCTCGATGTGCACGCCGGTATCGAGCGTGAGGTCACACAAGCCCTCCATGAAAATCTGGAGGCGCTCCGGCGCGGTCTTATCCGCGTACTTTTCGCTTGCCATTGGCTGCTCCTTGGTTGCGTTTCATGCGGCGCTTGCGCCGCTCGTAGGATTTCGCCGCCCTGGTCGCCGCCGCGTCGAGGTGCGGGCGGCACATCTTCCGGCCAGGCTCGGGCTCGCGGGTGCAGTTGTGATACTGACATTGCTCCATCAATGGCTCCTTGTATATCCGTACTCCACCCGCCCGCGACTATAGCTTGTTAGAAAAGCGCTTGCACCCCTTTCTAACAAGTGAGAGTATCCGCCCGAGCGCGAGAGCGTTTAAACAACACCAATGAACGGAGGAAATATGCAGCTAACGGAAGCACAAAGAGCTGCCCGAATGAACGGCTCCACGTACGATTGCCGCGAGGCATGGCTTCGCGCCGCGATGGAGGCCACGGTGAAGGCTCGGCCCGAGGTGTTCGCCACCATCGATCTGGCCAAGGTGCGGGTTACCGTGAGCTGGCCTTCGGGCGGGGCACGGTCAAAGCGCATTGCAGGCCAGACGGCCCACCATCTGTTATCCGGCGACAAGGTTAATGAGATCATCATTTCCTTCCGCACGGAACGTGCGGAGGATGCTTTTGAGACTCTGGTGCATGAGATGTGTCACGTCGAAGCTGGCATGGAGGCGGGGGACGGCCCGGCGTTCGCCGAAGTCGCCCTCGCCCTCGGGTTCACTCGGCCGATGGCCAGCACGCCGGCCACCGATGCGTTCGATGCCTGGGCCGCTCCGATCCTTGCGGAGCTCGGGCCGTGGCCTCACGCCCCACTCGGGCACGCCACTCGGAAAAAGCAAACCACGCGCATGATCAAATGCACGTGTCGGGAGTGCGGTTTTGTATTCCGCACGTCTTACCGCTGGCTGAGGGGCCGCTCGCGGCTCGTGTGCCCTGCCGTTGAATGCTTCGAGGGCCTCATGGATTGGGAGCTGCCGTTGTGAGCGGGCGGCGTGCGGATCGTTTGACGCCTGCCCAGCTTGGGCGGGGTCGCCGCCTCGCTGGGGCGGATGTGAGAGCCGCCGAGATCGCGGAGAATCTTGGCTGCACGCTCCACCAGGCCCGCGCACTGGTGAGGGCGCGTAACCGGCGCATCAAGGCCGGGGCCGCATTCTGGTTTGATCGCGGGCAGTACCCGCCGAGGAGGAAGTGATGCTTGAGGAGCTCGAAGTCACGATCACGGAGGAGGCCTATGGCCGGCTCTGCGTCATGCAAGAGGAGTGGAACCTCCAGGCCGATCCCAAGATGGAGCACCCTGGCCGCTGGCTCTCGATGGATGCGGTCATAGAGCGCCTCGTCGCGGAGCGATGGGAGGGCTTCGGCCAGGAGATCGAGGCGCATAGGAAGGCCGCGAGGGGATCGTAATGGCGCGAGAGTATTGCGAGGGCCGTCACTATCACGTGTATATCGCCGGCGACAATCCCGGCCGGAGGGGAGCGCCCCGCTCCCTACTCCGCCGAGGGGGCGGCTTCCTCAGCCGCCACGGGGCGAACCAGTACGCCAACAGGTGGGAGCCCGAGCCGGCCCGCCGCGTGGTGCTCCAGTGTGATCGCACCGATTGCTTGAGGCACAAGCGCCGGTACGATTAAAACCGCCCGGCGCCTCCCCTTACTTCCCAGCCTGCTCCAGGGCTTTCAGTACCGGAATAACCATATCCCACTTGCTGCAATCCTTGCCCCTGCCGGCCCGGACGCGGACAAGCTGTATGGCACCTCTCAACTTCATCCCCCCTGGCTTGCCTTCCATCGTGAGCAGCACCCGCTCCCAAATGTTGCGCCCGGCCTTGTTTCGTGCGGTTCTCACGCATTCCTTAACGTGGGACAGCACGCTTTCAGGAACGTTGTACGCTGCCGGCTCCGGCTCCGGCTCCGGCTCCGGCTCCGGCTCCGGCTCCGGCAGATCGTCAGCTATCTGCCAAGCGCCGTCCACATAATCCCAATCCTCCACGGCCTCGCCGTCCCCATCGAGCCACCACAGTGGGCAATCTGCCTGATCATCCCATATTGCCTTGCGACTCCACCGGGGAATGTTTACCACCTTCGGAGTCTGGTGAGCATACGAAGCGTCATCGAGGGAACGATGGCCCTGCATAGGCGGGCCGTTGTGGTAGAAGTCCAGCTCCTTCTCCCGGATCGCCTCCTCCTCAGCTTCCGGGGCGCGGGCTGGCTTTGCGAGCCCAGGCACATTCCGCTCAATCGTGAACGTGTCAGACTTCCTCATCATCACGTTGTGCTTGCGGAAATAGAAGTCGAACTTGACGCGGCCCATCTGCTCCCACTTATAGGAGACTGACAGAAGGAACGTGAGGGCGAGCGCACCCGTCACCGTTTCGGTGTACTTCATCCCGTGCGCTTCGTGTACTGCCATTGAAACCGTGCTGTCATCGGCAATCCACGTCCGCCCGAGCAGCTCATCGAAGCCGTGAGGGTACGCCAATATCGTCACCGGCAAGACCAATCCCCGAGATGGTTGCCCGCCCGGAGGGGCCGGGAAGTCTCGCCACTCCAACTCGCCGGCCTCAAAATATTGTGTTTTCGTCGCGTCCATGTCTTGTTTCTCCAACCATTTCTCAAAGGTCAATGCCGGATCAATGTGATCTGCGAGATTGCCCGTAAACCGCCAGTTGCCACGATCCTTCTCCCACTGTACCCGCTGGATACGCGCACGTTGCTCCCTCCACCACGTACTCACCTTTGCCAGGGCGTGGGCCTCTTGCCATTTCATGGGCGCGAGCCGCGTGAGCGTTTCCTGCATGACAGCCGGGGTGCGCGGGAGATCGATGATGTGAAGGGCCTGCATAAGACGTAGGATCGCATCGTCTTTTGTCCTCGCCCACTCCCGCACGATATCTTTGTGCACATCTCGTGTGCGGTTTGCGATCAGCCTGGGCGCGTCCTTTCCGGGGCATTCCAGGTGATGTTTGTCCCAGGCATCCCGGTCGTACATGTCCCATACAAACCGACACCTGGCGCAAATGTTTTGTCTCAAATGGCTCACGTTTGCCGCTCCATCGTCACCCGCATTCCCGCAACACGCGCCTTAGAGCCGCATCCTCTGCCGGATCGACCGTGAGCGAGTACCGTGCCTTTACCAGAATGATCCGCTTAACGTACCAACAACGATAGACCGCCGGGAGCCACTCGGCCGCATCCTGGCCGCTTTTCTCGTGGCGCTCGGAGGGCGTGCTCAATGTCAGATTGAGAAGATCGTGAGCAAACTGCGCCCGCGTTTCCGTCGAGCGCGCACACAGCCCGGAATCGTGAGCCTCAGCTGGCGCTACGATGTGCTCGATATCGACATCCAGAAGGGAGCGAACAAACTCATTTGCCCGATAGGGTGATGGGATCGGGTGAGCCAGCCGGCCGGCCGCGTCCGCCGAGGTATTGAAGCCCTTTGCGATCTCCCACTTGAGGGCGGCCGGGGGCTGGTAGTCCGATTTGCGGTCGTACACCGAGCACCGATTCTCCGCCGCCACCACCAGGCTATCGAGCAACCCCTTGATACCTTTCTCGGCAGCGTGCGCCGTTGTCAGGATCAGGCCCGCCACCGCCGCGCCGGCGATGCAGGAACGCAACGGGAGCCGTTTTGCCATCAACCGAAGCACGAAAGATAACGGCCCTCGACAGGGCCGCGTAAGGTCTACGCCTCTGGCATCACCTGCCCACACTGCGGGCAAATTTCGATGGGCGTATCCACGATTGGCGGTTCATCCGCCGGGAAGTGGCTGTGTTCCAGGAAGTACACGGCAGCGTCCTGGGCGTCTGAAAACGTTGAGCAATCCTCGCTCAGGTGCTCCACGCTGTTATCGTCGATGACAACACCGTTGAAAACGCCAGTCTCGCTGTTCGATCTCACGAAAGCTTGCATAAGAGTTTCCTCTGTAGGGTAGATGCGGGCGTCAGTTTACCAGACTGCCGCCCATGGCGTGATCGTCGATAAATCCCCCGTTTTCCCGAAATTCACGCGCTCTCACGTGCCCTCAAATTGTTTTGCGCGGGCAAACCCCCGCGAGATTCACGTGAGAGCGCCTCCTATCCCGGCCGCGTGGCGGGATAGGCGCTGAGTGTCATGCCAGATTTCCTTGCTCTACGTTAGTGGGCACAGGAGATGTGTATTGAGCCGACACGTAGTTGCTCAGGCGGCTACCTCCTTGCGCTCGCTCTTCTCCGGGCAGTTGTTGGGAAATCGTGTCGTAGCTTACGCCATCGATGGTTAGGGCGGAAAGCGTGCGAACTGCGGCGGGCGCTCCCCACGATACGAACGGCAGTCCGTCCCGCCGGTGACTCCAAACAAAGTTCTCTATTGCGCGGGTCCAGGTCGGGGCAATTATCCAGACGTACGGTGCAGATTGGTTCGCAGGCCATACCCCGGCTGTTACGTCAAAATAGCCGTTGCCCCGGACAATTCCCTCAGAACCCTCATATGGGGTACCACCTGCCCCGAATGCGGCGGTCAGGGCCGCCCACAATGCCAGGTAATCCTGCCTCCTGGTGACAGCGTAGTACACGGTCTCTACGGACGGCACCGCGCTCCATGCACCGCCACGCCACAGCAATCGCGTGTTAGCGTCAGACCCCTTGGGCACAGCCCAATCTCGCAGCACGGCCGGCGGCATCCCCCGGATCAGAGCCTCGCCCTCCCCATCACGATCAAGGTAGGCAAGGAGATCGTTGGCTCCATCGATCTCGAACGAGCCATCGTCAATGGATGCCTGGGTGATTGGCCCGCCGTCTCTGTCGATTGATACGGAATGATCGGTCATGTTTAAACGCTCTACTTGGGTTTGGCGGGGGGCTCAGAGCCCAAGGGCCTGGGTGCATTGCGCACATCGCGGGGCGTTTGGGTCTTGGTGCCGGTCTTCATCGAGCGCTTGAGCGCTCTGGAGGCGAGGTTACCGAGTCGTTTCCGGGCCATTGCGGGCTCCTGTAAAAAGGGGATGCCGGTTAGTGGGAGGGAACGGAGGAAAGGGAAAGTAGCCCGGCATCCCCGTAAACTCAGGCGGAGAGTATAGCACCGCGCCGGAGGGCTTCACCCACCCTCGGATTCCACGGCCATGATGGCGGCGAGCACCGCCAGGCGATGGGCTGGGGGCATGGCCTCGTATCGAGCGCGCCACCTGGCGGCCTTCCGCCGGAGGTCTTGGCGCTCGTTGTAATTGCGCCCGGCTTGCGCCGCCCAATGTACTGAGGTGATTTCGTAGTTGTGCCAGATCACCTCCGTGCGAGGGCCGCCCCGTGTCGCGGCCTGTATCGTGATCCGCCGCCACCCCTCGGGGAGGAGGATGTCATCGTAAAGCTCGGAAGGGTAGGCGCTCAGGATCACGGGCACCGGCAGGGTGCCGAGAATGTTTAGGAGCTCCTGGTGATCGGCCTCCGTGTACTCGTGCTTGTAGCGCTTGTTCGATGTTCGCGTGGAGTGCAGGTAAGGCGGATCGCAGTACACGAGCTCGCGGCCCAAGAAGGGGTAAGCGGTCAGGAAATCGTGGGCATCCGCCTCGCGGAGCTCCACCGGATACTCACACTCGAAAGCGGCGAGGGCCTCGGCGGGGCTGTCTTCAATCGTGATTGTGAATCGGCCACCATTCGACGGTCACACAGATTTGGGCCTTTGTCTTCCGTTGCACCCACACCTCGCCACCGGCGGGGAGCGCTCTCCGCCAATGCCCGCCGCCCCCGCTTATCACCGTCCACTCGGCAGCGGCCTGGGCGGGCTCTGCGTTACCCACATGCACATGCGCTTCTTCCCGGTCACCCGTCCGCGCCTCCACGAATATCACGCGGTCGAAGGTTCCGCGGGCGAACGATTGCTCGGCCGCGCCGGCAACCGTCTCGGCCCCGTTGTTTGTCCCGAAATAGGCCGTGGTGAGCGGCGTGTTCGCCAGCGCATCCACCGCCGCCTTGAATTGCGCAAGCGTGCTAGCTGCCGCCACGTCGCCGGTGAGTCCCATTGCATCGTCCCAGGCCAAAGCCAGGGCGGCCCCTTCATCGATCAATACCGGGATGCCGTTGCCCGCGACACCCTTGAGCGTGCCGCGTGCGATGGTGACTCGCACCCCTTTCGTTTCGTCGCCGTCCGCGTAGTAATCGAAAAACGCCTGATCCCCAAACCCGTTGACGTTCTCGACCTTGAGCCAATCGTTGTCACCTAGCGTAATGGTCCGTACGGTGCCCGCCGGCATGAATTCCTCGTTCCAGTTTTGGGCGGCCGAGAAAATTCGTAGATCGTTGTTCATTGCTGTTCCTCGTGTCTGGGTTGGACTATATCAAATCACCAGCCGGCGGCTAGCTCGGCTCGGCTCGGTATCCATCATCCGGCAAACTCCACCGCCGCGCTCGCGGCCCACTCGCCAGTCAGCGCCCCGGTAGCCGTCGCCCGCACCTCCGCATGGTAAGACCCCGCGATGGATTGAGTCGGCAGCACCACCGACATAGCGTCCATAATCCCGGTTGTTACCCGCAAACTGGCGTCGGGTAACGCCAAACCGTCACGAAATAGCCGTACATCGTAGCGGTCCACTTGGCCGGTGAATCCGCTCGGCTTGTTGAACGTGACGGTCGGTACACCGCCAGCCGGAATAGCAAGAGCGAGCGAATCGACCGTGCCCGGAGTGCCGTCCGCCGCCGGCGTCGTCACCGTTCCCGCGTTGATCCAAGTGCCGAGCAGCGGAGATTTGACGATTTTCTCGCCGATGGGGTCGCCCGGCACCACCGGGTCGGTCGCGAAATTGATACCGTATATATTGATATCAGCAATGCCGCCCGACCAAGTAAACGAGTCGTCCCCGGTCGCCCGGAAAGCCTCCGAAGTGGCATCGCCGCTCCGATTGAAAGCTACCGTGCTGCCGTCCACAATCGCCCGAGGTGTGATGAACTGGCTTCGCATTCCGCCTACGATTGTCCCGGTCACCAACAGCAGATCATAGCCGGAAAACGTCATCCCCGGCGCGAGCGTTCCAGCCGTACCCTCCCCCGCGCCGCCCCGGCCCGTATACAGGGTGTCGAAGTCATCGAACGTATAGCCGTGGATCGCGTGTAGCGTGTTGGTAAACAGAATTGAGAACGTCGAATCAGACACCCGCGTTATCGTTCGAGTGCGGGAATCCCGGGTCGGCACCGCGTCGCCGCTTTCCCAATCGTCAACCGCGATCCAGGTGTGATACGTGCCCTGTCTACGGTTCCCTTGATACACCAGCCCCAAAACATCGAAATTCGAGAAGGCCGCGCCATCGTTCAGGGTTTGGCTGCCGTTCGGTGCCGAGTCGTAGCTTTCCCAGAGCGCCGACCGTGTAGTAGCCATGCCTTTTAGCGCCGCGTTAGTCCGATAACGTGCATCGGCCACGTAATTCCCCTGCGCATCGTAGGTGAGCCAGAACGAGTTAGGGTTAGCAAACGTGTTCGCCGTTTGGCGCAGAGATTCGACATCCATCAACCCACCGACCAATTGCGCCTTTTTCCCAGGGTTCGCCGGATCGTCGGCAGGGTTCCGCACGTAAGGATCGGTCTGGACCACCGTTATCGCAGCCGCGTTTAGTTCGCCGATGTCGTCCGTCGTGATTCCAACTGGCGGCGGCGGCGGATGAGGCTTGTCTACCGGCATCACCCGGACCTCGTATTGTGTGTTCGGGTCCAACGATGGCAGCGTTTGCATCGGCACGATGGTTGTGCCGCCCGAGCCCCACGCGAGCATCCCGGCAAGCCGCAGCTCCCAATCGTAGCAATCCGCCCCGGCCACCGCGCCGATTGCAACCTCAAGGCTTGTGGTGCGCGGTACGATAGATTCCGTTGTGCCGGCGGTCAGCCCCGCAAGCGCCTCGGCCACGGCCCGCCGCGATGGCGATATGTGGTCGCTTTCGTCCGCCGCTTCCCCCAGAGATGCATCCGTGATCCCTTCAATGCCGGCGAAGGACACTTCATCACTGAGCGCCCAATCGCCCGAAAGGTCATCGATTCCGCTCGCGGGATCGTCATCCGCCCGAAGCGAGATCGCCCGCACCTCGGCGTGATAGTTGCCAGAGAGATACAAGCGCTTGCCGGTTCTGTCCAGTGACAAGTCCGGCATATCGAACCCTTCCGTCCCGAGGATTTGCGTTTGTCGATCACCGATGTACAGCATCACTACGTACCGATGAATAGGGCGAGGGCTCGCCGCCGGCGCGTCGAACGTCACTTGCGGGGTGCCTTCCTCCGAGATGGCGAGCACCAGGTTTCTTACGGTGCCGGGGGAATCTGGGTGTTGTTCCGTCCACGCGGTACCTATCGTGGTCCACCCGCTGTAGGCCCCCGCCTCTCGCCACGCCGTGGAGTTGCCTTGATCTGGAGCGCCGTCGGCCACGTCGCCGGCCATCGATTCGTGAGCGCGGGTTGCTTCGTACGTGGTCCCGCCGAGCGTGATGCGAGCCCCTGCCGCGTACATCGTACCCACAGCCCACGCGGTAGCGCCCCCCAGGTTGTGGCGATACCGTACGTGCACCACCGTGTTGCCTCGGAAACCTTCAAGGGTCGCCTCATTGACTTGTGTGGTCTGGCGGCCGCGCCAGCTCCGTGAGGAGGATCGCCCGGTGTCATATTCGAACTGATACTCCGGCCCCGGCCCGTGCTCCATGGGCACACGCGCCCTGATCGCGGTTTGGCCGAGCACCTCAAGGAAAAATCCAAACCCGGCAGTTACTTCCACGTCGAAGAAGGCGCTCACCTCGCCCCACGGCCCAAAATCGATCTCGGAGCCGATGGGCACCGCCACTCCGCCGAGCAGGTACGTGGCGGGTGCGGGATCGGCGATCAGGGGATACACGGTTGCCGTACGGGAAGCCTGCCAGCCACCGCCCACCGGCTCCTCCGTCTGCCAGCCCTCCGGGATATCCTCGCCGGCTGGCCTGGCCGGCCGCGCTCCGGCCGGGTTGTATATCGTCTGCATAACGGTGATCGGATTCACCAGGCGATCCCGGTAAGACTCGCCAAACGGTACGCCATAGGTGAGCCCGGCCGCGTCCGTGTACTCCACCGAGTAGCCGGCCTGGGGATCGAGCACGGCCGAGCCGCCGTACTGCGAGAGCGTGAGCTTCCCGCCGGCGTCTCGGTTGCGCTCGATCTTGTCGATCACGCAATCCTCCAGGCCGCTGGCCGCCTGGCCCACCGTCACAAGATCGCCCTCAGAGGCCCCTGGGAGCGCGTCAGCGCCGCGCAAGCGTATCCTGGGGCTTGGCCCCGGCGTGGCCACGTACGCGGCAGGAGCGCCACTAGGGGGCCGTACGATGGCCCTGTAGTTACCCCCGGCCGGCAACTCGTGGCCGGTATCGAGATCAACGTCCAGGGCAAGGGCATCGCCGGCCACCGCGTGGGTGTCTGTCACCCGGCCGGCCAAGGAGCCCGTTTGCAGGGCGTCATGCTGGAGGCCCACCCGATCCCCGCGACGGGAGGTCAGGTGTTCCCAATCGACATTGAGGGTGTAACGCTCGCGGCGCCCGAGCTCCGCCCGGAGCTGGTAGGCGAGTTCCTGGGTCACCTGGGCGCGGTTCACCATGCCGGGCAGGGGCCGCTCCTCGATCAGTGTGGCGTTTGCCGCCGTGTAGCCTGGCCGGTACACGCGCACCTCGGCCGGGGCGTAATCCGCATCCTCATCGCGGAAGCGAGCGCGGAGCATGTGCGGGGCGGTCTTGGCGTTGCGCTGAGCGGATAGGCCGGAGCTGTTCGCCGGCGTGAAAATCTGCGAGTGGTTGGGCTGGGCGCGGTCTATGATCACGCCCTTCTGGCCGTCGATCCATGCGGGCTTGGCCCGGCCGGCCGCCGCGATTTCCGTGAGGATTGTGTCCACGGAGCGCCGCGTGAGGTGCACCGCGTCATAGGTGATCCCCCTGGCGGCACACCAGGTGTGCCACTCCACGAGCCTATCGTTGAGCACCGAGGCCAGCGGCGTGGGGCGGGCGTTGCCCATGCCCGTGAGCACGTCGCGAAAGGCGCTCGCCGGCGAGCGGGTTGCCTGCACCACCCAATCCGATCCATCCCAATCGGCGATGTGCCGGTGCGCCACGCCAGAGATCACCGGCACCGTGCCGGATATCTGGTCTGTGGCCTGTACGCGCACCGATGTGTTCGTGGTGTCGTGGCCGACGACCGGCGCGAGCGTGAGCGGGATCGTGGCGGAGTGCACCGTGAGATCGTCTTGCAGGCGGAGGCTCTCGCGGGCCTTGAGCTGCCGCTCCACCACGAGCACCACCTCCTGCGCGGCGGCGATGTTCAGCGTGAAGGTCTCGTGATAGGGCGTCTCGTGGCTGCCGCCGATGGCGTTGTACGTGTGCTTGGCGAGCTCGGTATCGTCTGCCGCCGCGAGCAGCTTGATCACCATCGGTATCCAGCGGCGCTCGGGCTTCTTGTTGGTGTGCGGCTCGTCGAAGCCGTGAATCTCGCCCTTGTCGTTGCTCCGGTACAGGCCACGCGGCCATACGAAATTGACTGTTACCGATGTCTCGGCCGGGCCGAGCCGGCGGCGGATGGAGGTTGCCCCGTTGAGATCGGCCCCGATCTCCACCACCCTGGTGGCCGTGGGAAAGTCCGCGTTTGCCCCCACGGCCGTGGCCATGCTCACCGCGTCTCCGTAGTCTAAGGCGGGCGTGGCGTCGAGCCGGATATCGGTGATGTCGCACCGCCCGAGGCTCCAGCACAAGAGCGTGCGCGTCCATTGCTTCTGCGGGCCTCGCGTGCCGAAAGACCCGGCAGAGCCGAAGGGGATCACCACGCGCCCCTCCGGGGTCTCCATTGCGCCAGGCACGTCCATCGGGTCTCCGCCCGGCACCGTTACGGTAGTGCCTACCAGCGTGGTGCCTGGCGGCAACGTGATGTATTGCCCGTCCTGCTCGGCCGTCCTGCCCCGTACCGCCCCCGAGGCGGGTGCCTGATAGGGCACCCAGGGATTGACGATGGGCGGCGCAAAGCGGATGCGGCCGTGCACGATGGGAAACGGCTCGTAAGGCCTCGCCCGGTTGTTCCCGCCCTCGATCCGGCGGCGCTGGTTGAGCTCCTCGGGTGCGCCGGGTTGCGGCAGGAGGAGGCCGATGGCAAACGAGAGGGCGATGGAGATAATCGCCGTAACCACGAAATTGATGCCGGCGGCCGGGCCGGCGGTCACCAGGGCGCCAGCGCGGGGCCTGATCCTGGCGTACATCTCGGGCGGCACCGGCTCGCCATCGATCTGCACCGCGAGGTGAGCACCCTCGGGGAAGCCCACGCGGCGGAGAATCGATTCCAGCGTCTCGCCGGCGGCGAGGCGCATGGAGAAGCGTTGCTGGCCGAGAGGGAGGTAGGCCCCCTCGATCTGCACCTTAGAGCGTGAGGTCATGCGCATACCACCCGGTGATCCGGTGCGCCACCGGCTGGGGTTGTATCACCACGCCGGCCGGTGAGATCGAGTGCAGCACCGTGTGCGGCGAGAGCCAGATGGAGAGGTGCGAGGGGATGAGCTCGTGGCGGTCTGCTATCGTCGGGATGATCGCCTGCACGATGGCGATGTCGTACGGGCCGGGGTCGGTGATCGGATTCCACGGGCCGCCGAGGCGTTGATCCTCGATCACGTCAGCCGCGTCGAGCGGCGTCACGTACTGCTCGGCCGGGAGCTCGATGCCGAGCTGCTCGCGGTACACGAGCCGTAACAGGCCGTAACAGTCGATGCCGGTGCGATCCAGCCCGCGAAACAGGTACGGGATACCCACGTATCGGTTGGCCCACTCCATCACACAATCCCAGGCGTTGATGCGGGCGTCATGCTCCAGGCGGGATAGGGCTCACGTGCTCCGGTGTCGTAGCCGAGCTCGGCCGTGAAGCGCTCCACCGTCCACTTGAAATTTCCGAGCGTGATCTTCGGCCATTGCACCTCTACGTTATCGGGCGCGGCCGCGAGCACGAGGGCGAGATCGCACTCGCCGCTCATTGCCCGGCGTATGCGGATGCCGAGATCGCGGTCTACGTTATCGAGCACCAGGCTCGCACGCGGAGAGCCGCTCTCTGGCTCGGAGGGGAGCACGATCCCGATTCCCTGCTCGGTGTACGTCTCGCCCTTCGAGGTGAGCCCGCCGGGCTCCGTGGTGCGCCGGAGCGTCTCCACCGTGCCATCCGCCAGGGTGAGCCGGAGGGTGAGCAGGATGGCGAGCACCTCGCCGGTTTCGCGGGCGTAGAGCGCCGTGCGGAAGGCATCGGAGAGTGGCCGGCTCATACCGTCTCCACCTCGATATCGAAGTACCAGGCGCGGCGGCCGTCGCCGTCTCGCGTGGGCCGCCGGCGGAGGCCTCCCCTGGGCATGACGATCCGCACCGATTCCGTGGTGTCCGTATCCTCCGGGTTGGGCCAGTCGAAGGCGAGCGCGCCGCCGGCGAGGGTAGTGTCAATCCATGTGTTCCAGGCCGCTAGGTGCTCGCCCTTGATGCGGAGGCGGAACGCCCGGCGATCCGTCGAGTGGAGGAAGCGCCGGCGTTGCTTCGGCACGCCCACATCAACCGGGCTCCTGATCACGTTGTGATTCCGGGCCGTGCTGTATCCCCTCGCGGTGAGCGTGTAGGGCAGGGCGGCCGGCCATACCGGGTTGGCCATTAGCGGCCCTCCACCGGAGGCGCGGCCCCGAGGCTGGCGAGGGTGCGCGAGAAGTCGCCGCCGGCCGTCGCGGCCGCCGAGAGGAGCGGATCGAGCGTGAGCACGAGGCCCTCATCGGTAAGCTCCGCGCTCACTTCCGTATTGTTACGATCAATCACTTGCACGGGCACCGCCTGGCTACCGCCCAGAAGTCCCTGGGTATCGCGGGAATTGTACACACGGGCCACGCGGTTGAAATCCACCAGCTCCGGCCCCTGCTCGCCCACGAGCGTGAGGCCGCGCCGGAGGCCGCCGGTCTGGGCCGATCCCACCCCACCGCCAAAGAGGCCGCCGAGGAAGCCGCCGCCACCACCGAGGCCGCCGAGGGCGGTCTTGAGCGCGTTGATCAGCGGCGTGATGATCAGTATCTCGACGATGGCATCCCGGAGCGCGGTCAGGATGCCCTTGATCGCGCCCTGGAAACTCTGGCCCTGGAGGGCCACGCCACGGAGCGCGTTGCCGAAAGCGTTGCCGGCCGCCTCCACGAGCTGAAAGCGCTTCGAGCTCGCCTCGGCACTTCGGCCGATCTCCTCGATCCGGGCACCGATGCCGGGGAGCTGCACATCGAGATCGGCGAGTGCGGTTCGCATGGCATCCAGGGCGGCCTGGAGTTTCACCACCTCGGCGCTCTGGCCGCCGGCGGCCGCTTCCTGGGCGGCGGCGAGCTGGGCCTCAAGGTCCGTGATCTGGCGCACGAGATCGAGGCGGGCCTCTGTCACGGTGCGGTTGAGCTCGGCCACTACGCGGATGCGCTCCTGGGCCGCCTCGCTCTGGGCGAACAGGGCGAGGGTGAGCTCCTGGGCATCGTTCTGGGCGCGGATGGCATCCTCGATCCGCTGCTCGGCCGCGAGCCGGGCGGTTACCGCCGCCTGCACCTCGGGGAGGAGCCGCGCATCCTGGTTGTAGTTGAGCCCGCCGTCCTGCTCAAGCTCCCGGAGCCGGGCGATCAGATCGGCGAGATCGCTCTCGGCACTGTCAATCTGCTCCTGTACGCCGGCGAGGGCCGGAGCGCCTTCACCACCTGGTGCATCGAAGATGCCGCTGAATAGTGCTCGGAGCTCGCCCAGGCGCCGTTGCGTGGTGGATACGAGCTCATCGATCACCTGATCCGCCGCCCGGCTCGTGCTCGTGCCCTCAAGCGCCTGTACCGCCGCCCGTGCGGTCGCGGCTCGCTCGGCCTCGCGCCGGGCGGCCGCCTCGAATGTCTGGCGCAAGGCCTCGCCGATCACCGATATCTGGGGCAGCGTGGCCACGGAGGCGAGGAAATCGCTCACCGCCTGGCGCATGTCGGCGAGGAGGTTGAACGCGAAGCGCTTGCCGATGTTGGCGAGGATCGAGCCCACATCCTCCCCGAAGGCCGCGAGCTCGCGCCGGATCGCGGGGAGGGAATCGATCAGCACAAAGAGGCCGGCGAAGGCACCCACCGCGATACCGATCTTGGAGATGGCGAGGAGCGGAACAAGGATGCCACGGAGCGCGAGGCCGGCCGCCGCGAAGGTTGATACCGATGTGGCGAGCACGAGGAAGGAGCGGCCGATGGAGAGCACGAGCACGGAGATTCGCCCGAGCGGCGCCAGCACCAGGCGGTAGCCGGCGAAGGCGAGGCCGAGCGTTATCGCCGCGTCGGCGGCCGAGGCGAGGGAGCGCGCAAAGCGCACCGTCTCCTCGCGGTTCTGCGCAAGGTTGCGGCCGACACCATCCAGGAGCCCGAGGAGCTCCGGGCCGAATGTCGCCACCACCTGGGCGCGGATCACCTCGTAGGATGTGCCGATATCCCTGATCTGCTCGTTGGCCTGGGCGAGCGTGTTGATGTCTCGGGCCGACACCACGCCCAGGCCTTGCTGCCTTTCCAGGTTGGCGATGAGGTCTTCAACGCCACCGGAGAAGGCGGCCGCCAGGCGCAGACCCGCATCGCCCCCGAAAATCTTGTCGGCGATATCGATCCGGGCCACGCCTTCGAGCTGGCCGAGGCGCACCAGCACCTCAAACAACACCGTCTCGAAGTCGCGCATGTTGCCGGCTTGATCCTGTATCTCGATGCCCAGGGCCTCGAAGCCCTCAAGCCCCGAGCCGCCGCCGGCACGGAAGGCATCGCCAAGCCGCTCGGCCGCGTCTTTGATCGCGTCTCCGAAATCCTTGAGATCAGGCAGCACGCCGTTGAAGGAGCGCTGGAGCACCTGGAGGCGCTGCACGGATATCCCCGTGGCCCGCTCCAGGTTGAGCAGCTCCTCGGCCCCTCTCGCCGCCTCCTTGACGAGGCTCGCCGCGAAGCCGCCGCCGATGCCCGAGAAGACGGCTCCGAGGCCGAGCACCGCACGGGCGGAGCTCTGGATCGATCTGCGAGTGCGGCGGAGCTCGGTGCGTGTCGTGCGGAGGCTCTTGCGGAAGGGCTGGGTAGCCTTGCCCGCCACCTGAAAGCCTTGCTGGAATTGCGTGGCCCTCGCGGCCAGGATCAGGGAGAGGCGGCCAAGCGTCTGCTCTCGTGCCATGTCTTACTCCGGTTGCGCCCGCTCCGTGGGCTGCTCCTCCCCCTCGGGCTCCTCCTCCAGCGTGGGTATCCGGTCGAGGAGGCCATCGTCAAAGAGGCCCGGCGCGAGCTCGGCCGGGTCAACCCTGCCCTTGCCGCCCAGGGCCGTGAGGAGCGTAGCCAGGAGGATCACCTGGAGTTGGGCTTGCAGCTTGCTCCAGTCGCTATCGGCGCGGTGCCTTTGGAAGTGCATCTGCCACGCTCCGTACTCTGCGCCCGATGTCTCCTGCAATACCGCCCGCAAGGAGCGCCCCGTGGCGCGGGCGATCAGGAAGGGAGGTCTTGCGCACCCTCCCCGCCCTGCATATTCGGAGAGAGCACATCCATCACGCCACCGCACTCGGCGGCGAGCTCCACGAGCGGCGAGGTGTCGCCGCCGGTCTTGGAGATCAGGGACAGCACCCGCGAGCGCTTCATGTCGTACGGCTCGGGCGATTTGAGGAGCCGAACACCCGAGGGTGCTACCAGCGTGTGGCGCACCATTGCCTCGGCGTTTGCCATCTGGTGATTCTTGATCACCGATACCGCCCGAGGGTTGCCCGTGGCCGCGTCGAGCGCATCCGCTCCGCCGCCGGTCACCGCCTCCACATCGATCCCGTACTCCCGGAGATCGCCGAGCATCTTGCCCAGGCAATCGTTGAGCTCCTGGCGGAGGGCGAGGCTTTCGAGGCCGTCGAGCACCTGGAGGTTGAGGCTGTGCCGGGTGCCCGCGATCTCCACCTCGATCCCCCGCAGAGCACCCGGCTCCACCTGGGTGATCGCGTCGAGCCAATCGATGGCGGAGCGATCCCCCTGATATTCCACTTCACTCATCGCGCTCTCCCGGTTTAGTAAACGTAGCTCTCGGTGCGGCCCGAGCCGGTCTGCACGAGCGTGAATGCGTCGGTGACATTCGCGCCGGTCTGGAGGTCGAGGTTATCCCCACTGATCACCTGGCACTGGTAGGTGCGCATCACTCCGTAGGCCACGCGGCTCCAGTTGGCGGTTGCCGCTACGTCTTCATCCGCGCCGTCCGCCACGCTCGCCACCGCCTTCGTGGCGCTGTTGACCTTCTCCAGCACGAACAGTTGCCCGGCTTTGAAGGTGATGCCGATCCCCGTGCGCCAGGTCGATGCCACCGTGAAATCGACGCCCGCAGCACCCGTGAGCACGCCACCCATTTTGGCGTAGGCTATCGTATCGGCCGCCGTTTCATTATCGCGCTCCGTGTTGCCGGCCGTCTGCATCCGCACCGCGATGGAGCCCGACCCGTCGAGCGCGGCCAGAAGCAACTGCCGGGCCTTGGAGGCCAGCGGCGGGCGGCACGCGGCCGCGATCTGTTTGGGGCCGGCCGCTCCGGTCGAGCTCTGTACACCACCGTCGAGCGTTTCTTCCGTCGAGCTCTCTTTGTCGCCGCCGGATTGCGTCCATCCGGTCATCCCCTTGAGCTCCCACCAGTTTCCGGCCTCATCCTGTATCTCGTAACGTGAGGGGCTCGAAGGGTGAGCGTACGATTGTCTGTTAGTGGGGCCTGCCATGTTTTTTCTCCTCGGAAAGTGGTGATTCTAACCTATCGCGGCAGGCCTGCAATGCGCCGGGCCTTGGCCGCGATGTTGGGAAACTCGTTGTCGAGCACCGTCACGGCCGCCTGAAAGGCCGGCCCCTGAGTGGCTTCGACAGCGGGAATCAAATACGGGTGTGGCGGGGCCGGCTTCGGGCCACCGTGCCCGTGCTCCACGAGCCAGGCGTGCGGGGCGTAGAACCCGAAGGCCACCGCGATATCGGGGATGTCTCCCGTGCGTGGCCGGCCCACCCTCGAATACTTGCGGATGGTGATCACTCGTGTGGAGAGCTTGAGGCGCGTGGGCCGCTGGCCTTTCTTCGGCTTGGGCTTTTTCTTTTTGCCGGTCTTCACGCGAGCTCGCGCCGCTCTCAGGTGCACGCGGGCGGCGGCACGGAGCGCCGGCGGCATCGCCTGGTTGCGATACTCCTGATCCACGCCGGCCAGGGCTTCGAGCACCGCGTCGAGCTGGGGCTCGATGTTCGATACGCTCAGCTGCTCGGCCATCTAGCTCTCCGCGAAAAAGAGGCCCGGCTCCTGGGCCTCCATCGTGTAGCGCATGAAGAAGAGCTCTTCTTCGTCCCGATCTCCGTACTCCTCGCCCCCGAAGGTTCCCACGTCTGATATCCAATCCTTGATAAATCGATCCACGATCAGGAGGCAGGGTGCGAGCACCGTCGCCACCGAGATCGAGTAAACGGGATTGTCGTATCCCGTGCTGCCGTCGAGCGTGGGGGCATTGCGCCGACCGTCCGGGGAGATCGCCACCAGCACGATGGCCATGCCGCCCACCTCTGACTGCGAGCGCTGGAGCGTGGTCACCTGTATCAACTTCGAGAGGTCTTTGAACTGGGCGTCGGTACCCGCGATTGGGGTGTTGTCGATGGCCATTTGTAAGCCGTCTTCACCGGCCGCAAAGACAAATTGCTTTTCGCTCGCCTGCACGGTGTCCGTCAACAGGTCTTTGGCCTCTTTGTACACCGGCTGGCGGGCGGGGATCAGCGCTTCAACCAGGCTCGGCCGGAGCGTGCGCTCGATGAAGTTGTCACGGGTGCCGAGATCGTCTGTCACGACAGGCTCCCCCCGATCTTCACCACTTCGAGGCGAACCTCATCAAATGCGCCGGGACGCCACTTGGGATTGTGGGCCGGCCGCGAAGCGGCCACCGTGTACCACTCCCCCTGGTAGCGCACCCGCCACCCCACGTGCACCGCACCCGTGCGGAAGATCGTGCGGAGCTGGCCATCGGGCAGGATCGCCACCTCGCCGGGTTGCGAGGTCACCGATGAGGAGATGAGCCGCATCCAGCCTTGCACCTCGTCGCCGAGCGTTTTCCGGCCGTCATCGTCCGTGCTCTGGCTGCGGATCGTTACCGGGCGGTTGAGGCGGGGAGCGGTCAACATCATCAAGCGAAGCGGCCCCGGTACTTCGAGAGGAGCGCATCCACGGCATTGGGCACATCCTCTCCTCGGGTTTCATACCAGTGGTACGTGAGCATGAGGAGGCCGAGGCGCATATCGTCGGGGATCGTCTCGGCCGTCTCCCCCTCGCCGTGAGCCCACCCGGCCCGGAAGATCACCGTAACGGCTCCCCCTTCCTCGGCGAGCTCATCGTCCACCCTTGGCCACCCCTCGCCACGCGGGCGTAGGTAGCGGCGGCCGTGGAGCGTGTAGCGGCTCGGGGAAAGCAGGGTATCCGCCTCCTCGCCGGGCGCCCGGTAGTGCACCGAGGTGATGGAGCGCACCGGCGTGATGGCCAGATCGATGGCGTGGGAGGCCGGGAACCAGGGGAGCCGCCAGGTGAAGGCACGCTCGGTGATGGCGAAGTTGCACCCCTTGTCTCCCTCGGCCCAGGCTATCGCCGCGTTGAAGGCATCGAGGAGCTGGGCATCCTGGGCCACCGTCGCGGTGCAGTACTCGCGGAGGCGCTCCGCCGTCACGAGCTCTCTAGCGGCGTCGTGTGGCTCGGCCGTCAGGCGCTCCAGGTCGAATACAACGTTTCGGAAGGGTGCCCTCTGGAGTATGTAATCGTCCGCGTGTGGCCTCATCGCCCGGATACCTCAGTCCTTTACCAAATGGCCCCGGCACGGGGCCGGGGCCATTCTTTGAGCTCACCTTGTAGCGCTCGCTGAGGCGCTTAGGCCTTGTACTGGAAGCGGGCCACCGCCTGGGAGTCCAGGAGGGTGCCGTCGTAGCGGCCGAAGCCGACAAAGCCCACCTGGAACTTCTCGGCGTACCGCTCCATGAGCGCCTTGATCATCAGGCTCCGGGCCTGGCGCACCACGATCCGCTTGAAGTCGCCGGCGAGGATGGAGCTCTTGTTGGCGGCAAGCGGCCATGCCAGCGATTGGTTGACCCAATAGCGGTACCCCCAGAGCGTGGGCGGCAGGTTCATCGCAATGGAGCCCGGCTCCCACACGTAGCGAGCATCGGCGTTACCCACCTTGGTCTTCATGATCTCGGTGAGCGCCCCATCGGGGATTTGCAGACCAAAGCTCGGGCGCATCCGGTAGCGGGGATCGCAAGCCTGGATCGTGTCGATCAGGTGATCCAGCTTGAAGCCGCCGCCTATCGCATCCCGCGCCGCCCCGGATTTCACCAGCTTGGCGCGGGTTATCACCGGGTTGCTCGGGCCGTTTGCTACCGCCGCTTCGCTCACGCCGGTGATGCCCTGGTTGAGACTGTGGTAAATCCGCTCGTTGAAGACCACCTCCAGAATCTCGTTCCAGAGGCTCTCGGCATCCTGCATCAAGCTCTCGGGAACCAGCACCATCTTCGAGCTGAGGATTTTCGGCCGCAACGTGATCTGCCCGAATTCGATCTTGCCGTCGCCGGCTTCCACGTTCTCACCGATCCACTCGCCAACAGCGGCCGATTGATCGGTAGTGGGCCAGCCGATCTCGTTGCCGTCTTCGGTCATGATGTAGCGCACCACTTCCGGGTTCGCCATCGGGCCGGCCGTCGCCAGGCTCGCCACCAGCTCATCCGCGATCAGCTTGGGCAGGAGGTTCCCGCCGGTTGCTGCGCCTCCCGCTGCCTGGGGCGTGGCCGCCCGCTCAAGCACTTCCTGCCAGCGCTCGCCGTACTGCCGCTGGTATTCCTGGTTGAGCAGCTCCACATCCTGCTCCGAGGCCCGCACCGATTTCTCGCCGCGCCGGGTGATCGAGTGCAGGAAGGCCCGCACCACCGCGCTCCGGGTTGCACCCTGTACACCCTCGGCGATGGTCGAGGAGCGGAGCGTGTTGGCGATGTCTTCGGATATCCGCTCCTGCTTTTCCAGGCGCTTGATGATCTCACGATCCCCTGCACCTCCGGCACGGAGCTCGCCCGTGTTGATCTCCTGGCTAGCCCGCGTGGTCTCCTCCAGCTCGGCCAGGTCTTTGAGGCGCTTGCGGATCGCCTCGTGGCGTTCGCGTACGTCCTTGGCTTCCGCCATGATCGCGTCGAATTTCCGCTCGGCCTCGGCCCGCTGGGCGCTCGTGGCGTCCGGGGGGAGGTCTTCCATGATCTTCCGGGCCTGGGCCACCCGGCTCAGGATTTCTTCATCGGCTCGGCGTAATTCGCGATTCATTTGCGGCTCCTGCTAAATCGTGGTGAATCTCGCCGCGCTTCATACCAAATTACGGGCGCTTGGTCAATTTACTCACTAGTTAGTGATACTCGCGACGCCACGAAAAAGGGCCTCGGTGAGAGGCCCTTCTGAGACAAAAGATGTAGGGGTTTCGCAGCTCGTCCCTACCACAACATATTGTGATTGGTGGGTCTCACCACTGGCCCACCCGATACTTCTCGTTGTACTGCTCGGCCGCCTTGAGGCGCTCCTCCATCCGCTCGCGGGCGTTGCGCGTTGCGTGATCCTGGGCATCGGCGCGGATCAGGTCGTAAGGCGGTATGTCGGCCGAGCGGATATCGATGCTCCGCCCATCGGCACCCACCGAAGTGCCATCGTAGGCCGCCCAGGTCACCGGGCTCACTTCCCAGAGATCGGCCCGCTCGATGACGTAGAGGATCGTGCCGTCGTCCTTCTCCTCAACCTTGTAATCCCCCTGGCGGAGCTGGAAGCCGACGCTCATCTTATCGACATCGCCGCGCTTGATCGCGCCCACCATGTCACTGCCGGCCGAGGTATCCATGTTCGGCTGGGCCTCGAAGCGGAGGCCATCATCGTCTTCCTCCAGCGTGAGCGTGTCGTTACCCATCCGGGCCGCGACGGCGCGGGAGTCATGCTGGTACAGGAGCCGCACGTCACGCTTGCCGAGCGCCTCGGCGAAGCATCCCGGCATGAGCACCTCGCGGTATCCCGGATACAGGGTGATCTCCTCATTGAAGCGCGCCGCGTAGCCGGAGAGTACCGGGTGCTCCTCGCCCTCCTCGCCCTCCTCGCCCTCCATGCGGATGGCTTCCGGGCCGAGATCGATGTAGGCCCGCTTGGTCAGTTTGTCTTTCACGTTGCACTCTCCAGGAGCTGCTTGAGTTGATCGATCTGAGCTTGCAGATCGGCGATATCGGTAGAGCTCTCGCTCGCCCCGGCCTTGCCCCCCATCTGATCCCAGGCATCGGAGCCGAGCGGGAGCAGGTTGCTCGGCATCCAGGTCTCATCGGCGCGGGGGTTGGCGTCTGGCTCGCGGCCCTCGCGTACCCGTACCTCGTTCGGCTTCATGCCGCCGCTCATCACCGCGTTGCGGTTGGCTTGCTGGCGCGTCACGAAATCGGCCCGCTGGATTTGCGTCATATCCAGATCGGCGCACAAATCGCTCTGCCGCGAGAAGCACTTCACGCTGTACTCCTGCTCGATCTGGGTAACCCAATCGGAGAGCGTGTGCTTGGCGAGCGCGGTGTCTTGCTGAGCCGTGTTCGCATAGGTGCCATGTTCGAGGTCGTGGAGCATCACCGGGGGGATGTTCCAGATGCGCGAAGCCTCCGCGATCTGGAATTTCCGCGTCTCGATCATCTGCGTTTTATCCGGCTCCGCGCCGGTCTTCTCCACCTTCTCCACGGCATTGGGGAGCGGGAAGATATTGCCGTCCATCACCTGCACGCGCCGCATCATCTCGATGAGGTCTTTAACCACCTTGAGGTAGGTATCGGTGTCCCTATTGTGGCCGGCCTTGAGGATCGCTATCAGTTGCGTCATGCCGCCGCCGGAAAAGAATCGGCGGGCGAAATCCTGTCCCCACCACGAAAGGCCGAGGGCCCGGGAGAGCCGATAGCGCGGGCTCTCGAATTCATAGACTCCGTACGCGCCCCGGCCAAAAAACGAGAGCACGAGCATATCGGAGCGCGGCACGTGGCCATTGATGGGAGCCAGCGGCCGGGCGTAATCGCGGATGGGCGTCACCGTGTAACCGCCCTGGGTGTTTGTATTCACCGAGTAGCAGGGGAGCGGCCAGATGTTCTCGATCTCGCCATCCGCGTCGCGCTCGATCCACTGGTACCCGCGCCCCTCGATCAGCGCATCCTGGAGCCAGTCGCGGCGAGCGGTGTAGGCCGTCCATCCCGGCGCCGGCGAGCGATTGAGCAGGCGCTCAAGGTCGGGCTCGCCGTAAGTCCGCAAGCGCTCCGAGCCAATCGTGCGGTAGAAGTGTACCGGCATCTGGGCAATCTTCGAGCTGATCACGTTGATCGCACACCACGCGGCCGGTATCTCCAGCAATCTCTGGCGCGACATGATCAGGCCGTCATCACCGGCCTCCATCCCGAAGATTTCCATGAGCTCGGCGAAGTAAGCGGCATCGCTCTGTGAGCTCCGCTTGCGGAGGTTAGGTGTGTTTAGCCTGGGCCATAGCTTCATCGAGCACCGCCGTCATGCTGAAATCATTATCGCGCCAGGGCGAAACAATAGCATATTCTTTCCCGGCATCTGATTCCCACCAGCCGGTAGCCATTGCTCCGCTCACCGCCGAATCGATCCGATTCACACTCTTGGTTTTCGAGAGGTAGAAGTTACCGAGATCGTCTGAGGTCTTGCGGCAGTTGGCCACGCAATACCGGAGGCAGGGGTCGCCGCCGTGCCGCCATCGCTTCTGCTCTACCGCGTCGTACATGGTTTGCACGGGCACGAACATCTGAGACTTCACTTGGCGTTGTTTAAACACCTCGATTCCATCGTGGATATCCATCTCGTTGATCAGCTCCGAGGCCTGGTACGGATCGGCGAGCACTATGGCCACATCGTACCGCTCGCGGAGCTCGCGGATGTAAGCCCTCACCGGGCCGTTCTCAATCCACTCGGCACCGCCGAGGCGCATGTATCCGGCACGGAGCCAGGCCGTGTACTTTGCCCGGTCAATCTGTGAGCGGCGCTCCAGGGAGTTCTGGTGAGTGAACGCCATATTGATCACGTCATACCCACGTGGCTCCTCGGCATCCGGGAAGACGGCCGAGACAGATAGCATGTCGTGAAGCCGGGCCACGTCGATGGCCACCGCGCAGCTCGCGCCGTCTTCGATCTTGCGGCGCTTGGGCATCTTGTCGTACTGCCCGATATTGAAAAGCGGATCAACCTCGGCATCCTGCCACTCGTTGAGATGGTACTGCCGGAAGCGGGCCTCCAGGCTCGGGGAGTAGGCGGCCTGGGCCAACTTATTCTGGAGCTCCACCTCGTTGATGATCCCGTGCTTGATGCCTGGGTTGGCGGCGCGGATCGTCTTCCTACGCTTCCATCGGCCGCTCTCCATCTCCTCGGGGAGCGCCCCGATGAAAAAGGCCGCGAAGGATGGATCGTTGATCTCGCCCCGGAGGAGCGCCTCGCTATAGTCCCACTTCTCGCGGGCCAGGCCGCCGCTCCCCCGGCCGGCCGTGGAGATGTTTACCACCAGCGGGTTGAGGCGTTTGACTCCGCCGTCCTTGATCGTGCCGTGGAGGTCTGCACCGTCCGCTCCCCAGGCGTGTATCTCATCGCACACCGCGAAGGCCGAGCCAAAGCCGTGCTTGCTCCTGCTCTCCCGCGAGACTGCCCGGAGCCATCCCCTGGTTTTCGGGTTGTCTATGCGGTGATGGGAGTTGGTGATCTGGAGCCGCTCGTTTACGTTGCGGTTGCCCTCCACAAAGCCCACCACGGAATCGAAACAGATGCGGGCCTGCTCCCGATCCGCCGCAGCAATGAGCACCTGGCCGCCCGGCTCGGCGAATTGATGCCCCTCCCACTTGAGCATGTACAGGTGCAGGATGGAGAGTATGGCGAGCAGCGTGGTCTTCGCGTTGCCCCTGGGCATCCAGATCGCCGCCTCCGATACCGCCCTCAAACCGTCCTTGCGCGTGGGGCCGTAGATCGTGCGGAGGATGCATTCGAGGAAGGGGAATATCTGCACGGGATCGCCGGCCCGAGCACCGTCCCAGATGGTGAAGTGCCCGGCGAACTTCTTAACGGCCGCCGCTCGGCCAGCCGGATCAGGGTAGCGGCGGGGATCGAGGATGGAGCGGGTGAGCATTCAATCGTCATCTTCCGCACGATACACTCGGGGGGCAGGCATTTTAAACTCCCCTGCCTTATTCCCTCGCACAACAGAGCCCGCCCCTGCTCGCCGCGTCTCTCGCATATGCCTGCTCGTGCCGTATCGCCATTGGTCTTCTCTGCTCAAAGTCGGCCGCCATATTCTCACAAGTCAGAGCGGATTGGGATCATCCTCTCCCGGCTTGGGCTTGCGTACCGTGGGGGCCGTCGCCGGGTGCAGGCGGGCGTGTGTCGTGGTCCAGGCATTCGAGAGCTTCTTGATGGCGTCGTAATAGCGAGCCCAATTCCCTTTGCCGAAGCGGGAGGTAACCATCTTCGGGCTCATGTTGCGGAGCTCGTGCAGTTGCTTCTCCAGCTCGCGGAGCTCCTCCCGGCCCTTCTCGAAATCCTCGCGCCGCTCCCACTCGGCCCGTACGATCTGGCCTTCCGTGCGGTCTTGCGCCTCGGCGGTCTTGGCCATTTCAGAATATCGGGCCTTCCGTGTTTCCAAGCCAAACAGTGTTTTCGCGCAAGCGCCACCGGCCATCTTGGCAGAGCACCCGCTTACAGGCCCGGTTTGTGAACGGCCAAAACGTACGCTCCAGATAATGGCCGCGTCCACAATCGTTTCGCTGAATATCGATTAGCGCGGCCCCACCGCTTCGCCCCCGGCGCTCATCGGCCGCCTTGTACGGATCGCTAAATAACCACGCTGTGCGATTAATCGGAGTAGCCATGCCGGTTCATCCGTGGTTGATCGAGGCCCTCGGCGATCCGCTGCCGCTTGCGATCGGGGAGGATGCTCTCGCCGCCGGCGTGGCCGCCGAAGGCCACCGCCGCCGGCGCGGGGATCGTGCCCCCACGCATGAGCGGGCCGGTGAGCATTTCGCGGAGCCGCTTGCTCACGGTCTGCACCATGCCATTGAGCAGGGCGAGCAGCTCGGCTTCGAGCTCGGGCGTGAGCTGCTCCTCGCCATACTGCTCGGCGAACCAAGCGCGATAGCTCGGCGGGAGCTCGGTGATCTCTCGCGGCTGGCTCATAGCGTTACTCCATGTAGGGCAAGCAGGCCTGGCCGAAGGCGGCCACATCATCCTTGATGAGCCCGTGGCGCTCCACCACCTTTACAAACTCCTCGATATCGTGGGGCTTCATTCGGAAGACTCGCTCCCCCTTGGTGTTCCACTCTACGCCCACGTGGCAGAGCTCGTGATCGAGGATGTACTTCCGCATCGATTTGTCTTTCGCCTCCCACACCGGCTCCGAGATGATCATCACCAGGTGCCAGCCCTTGAGCATCTTCTCGATGGGGCTCGCTTTCCTGATCTTTGCCCATATCTCGCGCCCTCGGGATTTCATTTGATCCCGGAACACGTAGCCGATATTGGCGTCCGCCAGGTGCGGGTGCCACTTGGGGATTACCTCGGCTTTCGCCAGCTTTCGGGGGGCCTCGGCGAGGCGATGTTCGGCGGCCATTGGCGTCTCCTGCCGTAGTGAACTCGAAAAACTTTCATTTGCTGGAAAAATTTTATCTCGT